GCGGAAACGCTCTCGATTTTCGGCTTATAGATGAGCAATGAGCCGTCCTGCGTGTTCGAAAGGAAAAGCCCTCTCTGGTCTGCGAGTTTCTCCAAAAACTCCCAGACTTTTCCGCTCACGTCAATTTCAACTTTGTCGAACACGTCCCCGATATCGCCGTCAATGACAACGTTCACGCCGAACGGACCGCAAACTGTTTCCGCAATCTGCTTCAGGTTCATTCCGCTGTACTCGGCAGGAAAAAGGGATTCCGGCAAGCACGAATCGATAAGAACGCCGCATTTCGCATATCCCTGAACATTCAGCGTCGAAGCATCGGGCGAAAGCGAGACCGCAGGCGCAAGGACAACGCCGTTAAAAACCATGTCGCCGTCGTAATAAACCTTGCAGTCGTGGAAAATAAAAGGCGCGAATGCTTTTCTTAAATCTTCTTTGGCAGAATCATAAGGAGCAGAAAAAGAAAAAGCATCCACACCTTTAACGCTCTGAACTAATGTGTATCCCGTGAACCCGGTGAATTTCTTACCGTCAATTACAAGGCTCATGTCCTGCTTTGCATCTTCATCGAGAACGACGGTTTTTGTAGGTTCCGCACTCGTTGCGGTCGCCTTTTCTTTTTCCGGGATTATGAGAATGTCGCCAGGAAAGATGAGCGGGCTTCCGTCCGATGCGGTCTTTCTTCCCGAAAGCTGCGGGTTCGCTTTTACGATGTCCGACCATTTTGAAAAATAGCCGTAATACCTGACCGAGATTTTTCCGAGCGTGTCGCCCGATTTTACGGTGTGAGTTTTAGCCATAGTATCGAACCTCCCGCCCCATCGGAATCATCACAATCTCGTTCGCGGTCAATGCGTTGTCCGTTATGAACTCGTCGATTCTGTTGAATCCGTCCGCTCCGTAAAGATCCGTAAGAAGCTCGAGAAGCTGCCTGTCCTCCGAAAGTTTCAGAGTCCGAACGGAAGCCATGCTGAACGACACCGCCTCAAGAACCTGGACCGCCGCAACGACAGTCTCAAGCAGTGCCGAATATGCTTCTCCCGTGTCCACGAACGCGTTTTTGTCGGTCTGCGAGTCCATGTACGCAACGTAATCTTCGAAATATGTTCTGATTGATGCCGAAACGGAAAGAACGTCCGCGCGGCTTTTGAGGCTTCCTGCAATGTTTTTTGAAGAGCCGGAAGCAGAAGGCGACGTGGAGCTGAGAAAAGCCGTGTAAGCCGCGCCGAAACCGAGAGAAGCCACAACCGAGCCAATTATCGAGCTTGTTGCGGCAAACTGGTTTGCAATCGCCTTTAGCCCTACAGGGTCTTTTTTCACGTTGTTTATGAGGTCTTTGATGATGCTTGCGTATGCTTCGATTTTTGCGAGCGCACCGATTATGAGCTTGCTCGGAAGGCGTGCCGCCTGAATCAGAGTTCGCGCGATGTTCTCAAGGTTCGGCTTTATCGTGTCGGGCTTTGCAATCCAGTTGCTCACGCTCTCTTTCATGTTCTGCAAATCCTGCAAAAGCTCCTGTTTCTCTTCCAAATCCCCTGATTTTTCCGCGATTTTCTCCACGCCCTTGAACATCGTGTCGCTCTGGGCTTTGAGCGTTGCTTGCAGCTGAATCTTGTCGTCTGTCGTCTCTAACGAAACAGTGTCCACGAACGAAGCGACGGCGGCTTCCTCATAACTTTCCATTGCCGCGTCAAGAGAATCGACTGCTGAAATGTCGGAATCCGGGAAAGTTCTGTCCGAAAGAGTTTCCGAGAAAGTGATTTTGACCTTCGATTCGTTCGCGCCGGAAACAAGATTGTCGCTCCGTCCGATTTCGCCAGTAGGGACGACGACATACTTTCCGTAAATCGGATGCTCAAGCTCGCCGTAGCCCCTTTCGCAAAGAAGCTCCTCGAACTCGTCGGCTTCCTTGATGCAGTTCTCGCCCGAAAAGATTGCAGTCATCGGAAACTTTTTTCCGCCAAGCCCCAGCGACTGAATTTCCGCGCCGTCCAAATCAGGAAAGACGCTCTCGCTAGTTTTCAATGAAGTCGATTTTTCGACGCTCGGCTCATAATTGAAAACGATGCGTTTTCCGCTCGGAGATGTATACGCTGCTTCTGAAATTTCTTCTGTCCACGCCATGATTCAAGCCTAAAAGACGCGCCGAAATATGACTATACGGAAAAAAGACAAAAAAAAGCGCAACTACTTTCGTAAGTAATCACGCCTTTTTTTTCTAGTCGTGCGTAAAAACGTAGTAGCAGGAAAGAACGCCCTCTTTCACCGTCACGCTGTTGTCCAGTGTGTCGCCCCAGCGTCGGCGGAAATGCGTGTATTTCGTCCTTTCGTTGAACCACTTTTCTACCGTGTACATATTCTCAGGGATACGCTCCGGCAGCTTTTCCATGTTCTCCTTTTCCCACCGCCTTCCAGTCAGAAAATTCAGAATATCGACGGTCTTGCACGTCCATTCATGGTCAATCAAACCTTTTTCCCTGCATTTGATCGCAGCTTCGAGGATGTCGAATTTCCGTTCAGGCTCATGCAGCTCGAAGTATTCTTCGGTAATCGAACAAAGGCAAAGAAAAAGGCACGAATACGCGCCCATGTTCTGCAAGAAAAGAGCGTGCCTGGCAAGTTTGGACTGAAAACCGATGTATTTTTCTTTCGGAAGCCCCATTTATTCCGCCTTCACAAAAAGCGAACAGACTTCACTTGCGGCTGTCGAAACAATTCCGATTGCCGCGACAATCTGAACCGCATACACAGGCTGAGCGTATGTCACGACCGCGCTTGCAATCGCAGCTGCACCACCGACGATTCCCATAACAAGATTGAACGTTTTTTTGCTCATTTTTCTACTCCTTCGCTTTCGTAAAGCGTTTTCAACTCTTTGTAATTCTTCTCCGTCTCGCTGATTCGGATTCTGTATTCCTCAAGGCGGACAATCCAGTCTTCCGGGACTGAAACAGTGTGCTCTTCCCTGTTCCGAGTCGCATCCGTCAGCGTCGGAAAAATCGGAAAGACGATTTCAGGGACGACAGGCTTTTCTACATATTCAACTTTTGCCGTTCGACAAGCCGGCAAGAGCATTATCAACAGCATCGCCGGAATGAAGACTCTCGATTTTCTCATCGCTTTCCCTCCTGTTGTCGCTTGTGATTTTTTCAGCCTGCGTAAGTCTCCGCACCTGCTTCGCATATACATCGCGCTCATACTCAAGCGCGGCATTCATGCCTTCGAGCAGATACTTGGACTGTTTCAGGCTCTTTATGACGAATGCGCAAATAATGACCGCAATTATCAATATCAGCGCAAAAACAAGCAGAATTTTCACAGCTAAAAGCAAACTTTCATTCATTTTTCCTGTTCCCCTTCGTTTTCGTCTTCGTTTTCCGCCGTATTCTGATATGCCGGTTCGCCGTTGTTGTTCTCCATCGTCTTCGGAGTGAACCCCATTCTGTCCATCAAATCCTTTTCGCGCTTAATCGCCATCATCGTCTGAATGAATCCGAGCCCTGAATGCCGTCTCGATTCGATGTCGTAAGTCGTCAGGCCGCTGTCCAAAAGGACGACAGAAGCATTTGCCTCCTTGAGCCTGTCAACGCTCGGCCGAGAAAGCCCAGTCCACGCGCAACCTTTCCAAGCCTCAATCGTCTTCCAGTCGCCGCTCATCATCGCTTTTACGAATCCCGGAAGAGAAAGAGCACCTGTCAGAACCATCTGGTCGAAAAACTCGTCGTAAATCGGGCGCGTGACGGCTTCCGAGAAACGCTGCGTGAATCTTTTGAGATAGACTTCAAATTCGTTGTTCGCCTGCCTTGAAGCCGAATAGCTCCCCTGAAACTCAAGCATGAGGATTTCAGGCGGCAATCCGTGACTCCATGCGAGCGTCGCAATCACCGACTTTTCGAACGTCGAATAGTTCACGTTCGGGCGGTTCGTCTGGAAGCTCGTAATCTTTCCGCCTGTCGGTGTCTTGTAAATCGTTCCGGGATTCATGATGTCGATTTGATTTGTCGGAGGCAGAACATCGTAACCAGGCGGCAATCCCTGGCTTTGCGGAATCGACGGAATCGCAGGATTCACGGAAGCAAGAGTTGCGCCGCCAACACCGCCGCTAGGACGAGGAATCGCAATCGTTTGCGGAGCTTCCTCTATGAAAAGCGGAATCATCGCGTTCACGAGCGCGGCGCGAACTTCCGCATCCCGCGTCCTGTCCAAATCCTTGAGCATGTAAATCGAATCGGAAAGGAAAGGCTCGCCGCGAACGTCATCGATGAAATGCTCGCTTCCGTACACCATCCACGACACAAGACGGCCCGACCTTTCAGCTCGAACAGGAATCCGCTCGTATGAATACTCCCCGTTCACTTCGCTCTGGACGTAATATGCGACGCGCTTTCCCCATTTGTCGAATTCAACGCCATGCCGGATGTAATGGTTCTCTTTTAAGTTCTGCACGTCGGGCGTTCTGATGTGGTTTCCGTTCACCCACTGCCAGCGCGGAAGACCTGTCTCTTTGTCGATTCTTGAGATGATTATTCCGTCACCGCAAATGAGCGACTCAAGCCGCACTTTTTCCTGAAACGAGCCGAAAGTGTCTTTCTTGCCCCAATCAAAAACGGAAGGCGTGGACGAATACAAATCGAACTGGGCGGCGATTTTCTCGCCCCATTCGACAGCTTCATTCTCGCTTTCGAGCGCGTCCTTGTTCGGGAAGAGAACGGAAGCCCTCGGAGTCGGAGTTGCGACAAGTCCCGTGTTGATTTCGTTCCAGACAAGGCGGCGGATAACGCCACGCGCATAAATGTTCGTTTTGAAAAGATTGAGCGACCGCCTGCGAAGCGTCCAGTAGTCAACGAAAGTCGATTCAGAGACAGGGCCGAGCGAACCCGTGAACTTGGAGCCGTCCCAATAATCGCGGAACGAGTCCATGACGATTTTTTTTAGATATGATGAATAATTTTTTACTGATTTTTCTTCTGCCATTATTAATACCCCGGAACAACCTGAGTCCAATTAGATGGACCATACAACGCCCTAGAAAGCGAATCAATTTCCGCAAGCAGCGACTTCTTCCAGTTTTGCAGATACGAAATGTCGCTCGTCTTCACGGTCTGCCTGTCCTGCCCCGTGTCAATCGTGTATTCTCCCACGCCTTCCGAGGTCTGAATCCTGACCATCAGAACATTGATGGCTTTGTCGATTTGGTTGAGAAGATATTTGTCGTTCTCAAGCTGATTCGAGTAATAGGTTCTCATGTCCATTCCGGCAATTTCGCCAGACTCATCTAAAAGCATTCCCATGCCTTAATTTTTGGGCATCATGCGGAATATGACTATACGGAAAACGGAAAAATAGAATACGCAAACATGAATAATCGCTTTTCTGATTATGCGTGTTTGCGTATTCTTTTTTTTGTTATGTTGCAACATCTGCAACATAATGATTTAGAATGAGAGCAAGGAGGAAAAGCCGATGATTGTTTTCAGCTCGTTGCGCGAAGTCACGGAAGACATGAAGAAGAAAATGGTTTCCGCCGGAAAGAACACGGTGAATATCGTTGCGGCGGTCGCAAGAAAAAACGCAATCGCGAAAATCGAAAGCGACTTCACGCTAAGGAACCGCTTCACCGTCAATTCGGTGCGGTTCACGCAGTGCCCTGCAAACGTCAGGAATCTTTCCGACGTAAAAAGCTCCGTGGGAATCCTTGACCGCGCGGAATACATGGCACGACAGGAAACTGGAGGCGAAAAGAAAAGCCCGACAGGTTCGAACCTGATTATCCCGAACACGAAAGCTCGAAGGGGCGGAACGAACAAAGGGCTCGTCTCAAGGGCGTTCCAGTACGGGAAAAACAAAAGCGGG